CTTTCTTAAATTTGGCCGTTTGTAAAAATATTGCAATGTTCCATTCTGCAGCATTAACTTTCATAATTCCTGAATTTACATGCTTTGTTAAATAATGTTTGAAACATGGCTTAAAGTATTTATAATTTTTTGTTGCCATTAATAACTTATAAGTTATTTTAAATCTTGTAGTTCTATCAAACTTTTTATTAGATGTAACATCTCCTAATTTGTCTAAAAATATTGCACGAACATTAGGTGGTAAATAATGTAAGTTAACACCATAAAAACCATCTTTCGCAGGACCAACAACAATTGTTAATGGAAATACATCATAATAAGGCAATGTGTCTTTATGCTTTGGATTATATGTGTACATTACCATATCACCAGGTGAAGCTCCAGCCTGCTTTTTTAATCTATCGTCTTTAAGCATTTTAGTAGAACCTATTGGTCCAAGAGCTGCAACTTTTTTAGCAAACCATGCATTTGCTTCTTTACTTCTTGCAGTTAATCCTTTACGAAATGCTTCTGATTCTAATGCGTCGAATAAACTAGCCATTTAATTTCCTTTTTAATCATAACTATATTTATACTCTTTTCTTAAGTGTTTTCCATATTCTTTTACCAGTCTTAGTTTTACTCACTTTAAATTTCATTGTCATTGTTTTAATACCCATTGCTTCTAACTCTTTTTCTGTCCATATTTGAAATTCATAGCCACGTTCCTCACAATACTTATTAGCATATTTCCATTTAGAAGTATTCTTCATATAAGTTAAAGCCTCTGTTAACTTTTTACGTTTAGGTGGTTTAGTTTGTGATGATGGCTTAATTTCAACCAATAGAGTACGGCCACTATTTGTTCGTATAGTGAGGTCAACAAAGTATCTATGGGCCTTACGATCGGTCGAACATATATAAGGTATGATAGTTTCTTCAGATTGCCACCATTTAACCCACTTGGCTTTATCTAAATGTCTAAATGCATTACGCTCCCATAACGATCTATAATGTATCATATCAACGTTACCATTATATTTTTCAGGGTGTTTTGGCTTCCAAGAGCCAGAATATGTCTTTTTCATGGTAGTATTTATATAAATTCGTATAAATAACTATTATACGAACAAAGGAATAATCATGGCATTAGTAAAAGGCACAGAGAAAAGAGAACAAGCTGATTATAAAGAAATATTTGAACATTGGAAATATCCAGCAACTGTTGGTAATGATACTGCTGTAGATAATATAAATTTTAATAGTCATGAATCAAGTGACTATGCTATTAAACGTATGAGTGCTATATCTGAAGATACACATGAACCATTTATGTTATTTGAGTTTATGACTATAGATGAAACTCTAGCTATGGCAAAAATTACAAAAGGTGCAGAACAGATTGGGGCAATCAAAGATGCAATTGTAGGTGGAATGATTGGTGCTATAAAAGACCCAGAAGCGGCTGTGGTAGCTGGTACTGATGCAGGATGGGATGCGTATGCGAATAGGAAGACGTATAACAAAGAGGAAATTAAAGCAGGTTGGAATTCAGCAATTAGTACAGTAAGAGGTTGGATTAAGGATGCTAATAAAGTTGCTGAGAGAAATTATACTGGTTCAATAGCATTATATATGCCAACAGATATACAAATAAGTGACTCAATGGTATATAATGAAGATACACGAAAGTTAGGCGCAGCTTTAAACCAATTTGCAGAAGGTGGTAATAGTGGTGACTTAGTAAATTGGGTAACATTAACTGATCCCGCAGTTCTTGCTGCTGCCGGTGCTGCTGCAGGTATGATTCCTGGTATTCCTGCTGCTGTTACTGCTGTAATTACTGGTAGTATAGGTACTCTTATTCAAGCAGAAATGCAAAGACATACTGGTAAAGTTATGAATCCTAATGAACTTGTAAGATATGCATCAACAGCATTAAGAACATTTACTTTTAATTGGACAATATTACCAGATAGCGAACATGAATCTGATGAAGCTGCTGGGCTTATTAAATTTTTTAGAAAATCTGCTCATGCTAAAAAACAAAGTGATGTGATGGTTACTGTACCAGACCATGTTATTTGTTCATTTCATGGCGCAAAAGATATGATTCAATTACCACCATGCTTTATTGAAACTGTTAATGTTACATATAATCCAAATAATACTTCATTCTTTAAAAAAAATAATGCACCAGTTGAAATTGGATTAAGTGTAGGACTTAAAGAAATTGTTCCAATATATGCAGATGATGTAGAGAGAGGTTACTAATATGTATTTTAAAAATATTCAAGATATAGCAATTGATGTTGATGGATCTGGTAATGTAGATGTATTAAAAAATCTAACAGCAAAAGCTAAAGTATCTGATAGTTTAATAAATAATGCTGGTTTTTATCAAACAGTCACAGTTATAGATGGCGAAAGACCAGATCATTTAAGCCAACGATTATATAATTCCTCTGAATATCATTGGACATTCTTATTACTTAATCCACAAATAAAAAATATATGGGATGACTGGCCAATGTCTTCTTCTCAGCTTATAGAATATTGTACAAATAAATATCAATACTTGGCAGGTGATACTGATGATTCATTAGTAGATAAATTTAAAATAGGTGAAACAGTAACAGGTGGTGTTTCTGGCGCAACAGGAACTGTAAAAGAAATTCACGTTAATTTAGGTTATGTCACAATAGAAAAACTAACAGGTACATTTACTATAACTGGTGAAACTATTCAAGGCCTTACTTCCACAGATTCAGTCAATTGTAATTTTATTAAGTCACAAGCTTATGCACCTCATCACCATGTTGATAGTTCAGATAATTGGGTAATACGTGCAGCTTCTGGTACTACACCATACACATACATCGATTATGAGTCGGCTGTAACAGAACAAAATAGACAAATAAAAGTAATTAAACCTGAACATATTAGGGATGTTGCTATTAAATTTATTAGTGTAATGTAATAATGAAAAATCTTCAAGGCTTACATGTAAAAGTTCACGGACAAGATATAGGTGGTATGGTATTATCTATGACTATGTTTGAAACTATAAGAGGTAATATAAGAGGGAGTATGGTTATACAAGACCATATAAATTTTATGGACACCTTTATGATATCAGTACAACAAGCTCCTATTAAAATTGAATGGCTATATGAAGGTCATATGTTTGTTAATCACTTTTATGCTGATGGTATTGAAAAGATGGAAATTGATAAATTAGGTAAAAAATATACTATACATTTCCTTGCTTATGCCACGATGAATAATCAACTTAAAATTATAAATGCAAGTTTTTCTGGTAGAGGTGACGAAATTATTCATAAGATTTTTAGAGAAGCTAATCCATTACCTTTTGGAGGCATAGGACTATATAACGAAGGTCGATTCTTTACAGATTCGAAATCTATTAATACAGGTAAATATGTTGTACCAAATATTAAAGCTGCAGATGCTCTTACTAACGTAGTAAATCATTGTTATGATATACATAATTCTCCAATATTATTATACCAAAGGTTATGTGATCAAGGAGCTACAAGATTAACTTCACTCCATGAAATGAATAATAGTGAGTTTAGGTTGTATACTCTAAATGGAGTTGTAACACAAACAACCACATATGTATTAAAAGCTTCAATAGTTGGTGCAACTACAGATAGTGATGGTTTAGACCCAGATGCAGATATGGGAACTGTTAGTAAATTTCTTATGGATGAATATAATAAAAATTATGTTTCTAAATTGGCTTCAGGATATTATGGCCATAAAATTCAACAAATAAGTCTAGATAAAACTCAAACTAAAACCTTGCAACCTGCAGAACTTACATCAATACCTTCAACAACGTATAAAATACAAGATAATTTGTATGATAATGATGCAAAGTCAATATTTAGTACTTCATGCGAACCTGCAAGTTATGCAGCTCAAAGTCAAAAAGGAAGAGTATTTAATATGAAAATGAGTGCAGTAGATGTTGTTGCTATTCCAGGACTTGCTTGTGGTTATAGTATAGAAACTGAATCAGGTAGAAGTAATGTAAATCAATCAAAAACTGATACTAAGTATATAATTTCAAGTATACAACATAAATTTCAGATGCAAGATGGTAAACATCAATATTCACAAGATATACAATTAATAAGAGATGGGAGTTTAGACACATAATGTTTTTTGGAATAGTAAAAAATATTAATGACCCTTTAATGCTTGGAAGAGCTAAAGTAAAGGTATATGATATTCATGATAATATAGAAACAAAAGATCTTGGATGGTCACAGGTTGTGATGCCTGGAAATACACCTGCCATAAATGGTACAGGTCATTCTGTAAATTTAGCAGTAGGTTCATTAGTATGTGGTATATTTTTAGACCAAATGAAGGTAGAGTTTTTGATTCTGGGGTCTCTTCCTACAAAAACAGATGTCACCACAGATGATGATACTGCCATTGGTGGTTCACCAGCTGAGACAACAAATGAACCAGATAATAATGCACGAGTAAGAGCTGAAGCTGATCCAAC